GTGGCAAATAAAAAGCTGCCGGGGCGGGAACAGATTCTGCTCCGGATGTGGAAGCTGGCCAACGCCGGCGTGGGCGACGCGGTGAAGCTGGCCTGCTTCCCGGAAGAGGAGTGGGGCGCGCTGGGCAGGCTGGATCTGGACGCGCTGACCGAATTCAAACGGGGGGCCAACGGCGTGATCGAACTGAAGTTTGCCGACCGGGCGCGGCTGCTGGAGCGGCTGCTGGACGCCGCCGACCACAGCGGCGAGGAGCAGGTGGACCGGTTCCTGAAGGCCATGGAGGAGAAGGGGGAGTGAGGCCGTGGAGGACATGGTATTTTCCCCAAAACAGCGCAGAGTTTTGACCTGGTGGCGGCCCGGTTCCCCGGAGCGGGGGAAGCAGGCCATCATCTGCGACGGCGCGGTGCGCAGCGGCAAGACGCTGAGTACCGGCCTTTCCTTTTTCTGCTGGGCCATGCAGTCGTTCCGGGACCGGAACTTTGCCCTGTGCGGCAAGACCATCGTATCCGTGCGGCGCAATCTGCTGGAGGAGCTGATCCCCCTGCTGGAGCGCATGGGATTCCGCTGCGAACAGAAAGTGTCCCAAAACATTCTGAAAGTCCGTTTGGGCGGACGCAGCAACACGTTTTATCTGTTCGGCGGAAAAGATGAGGGGTCTGCGGCACTGATCCAGGGGATCACATTGGCGGGAGCGCTGCTGGACGAGGTGGCGCTTATGCCCCGGTCCTTTGTGGAGCAGACGGTGGCCCGCTGTTCGGTGACAGGGAGCAAGCTCTGGTTTTCCTGCAACCCGGAATCCCCCGCCCACTGGTTCTACCGGGAGTGGATCCGGAAGGCGGAGGAAAAGCGGGCGCTGCGCATCCCCTTCTCCATGGCGGACAACCCCGGACTGTCCGAGGAAGTGCTGGAGCGGTACAAAACCATGTTTGAGGGCACGTTCTACCGCCGTTTCGTGCTGGGAGAGTGGGTGGCGGCCGAGGGGCTGGTCTACGACTTTTTCAACGAGTCCTTTGTGGGAGAGGTTCCCGCGGGGGAGCTGGAGGACTGGCACATCTCCTGCGACTACGGCACCCTCAACCCCACCTCCATGGGTCTGTGGGGCCGACGGGGGACGGTGTGGTACCGGGTGGCGGAGTATTACTACGACGCCCGCGCCCAACACCGGCAGAAAACCGACGAGGAGTACGCCGATGCGCTGGCCGAACTGGCGGGCGGCAGAAAGATTCGGGCGGTCGTGGTCGACCCTTCTGCGGCCAGTTTTATTGAAACGCTGCGCCGCCGGGGCTGGCGGGTGAAAAAGGCGGACAACCAGGTGCTGTCCGGCATCCGCCTGACCGCCCGGCTGCTGAAGGAGCGGCGGCTTGTGATTTGTCACGGCTGCGAGGACGCGATTCGGGAATTCGGACTTTACCGCTGGGACGAGCAGGAGGACGGACAGGACCGGGTAAAAAAAGAACATGATCACGCCATGGATGAGATCCGCTATTTTGCCGCCACGGTGGCAGACCGGGGCGGCGATTCGGGTGGATTTTTCGCGGGCAGCGTGGAGCGAAGTGCCTTTTAAGGCGGGAGGCCGCCTGACAGAAACAAAGGGAGGATGGAAACGTGAAATGGTTTGAACGACGGACAAAACCAAAACAGGCCGCGGCACCGGTGGTTCAGGTGCGGCAGGGGGAAGGACATCCCTTTGGGATGATGGAGCGCTACACGCCCCTGCATCCCAATGAGATCGCGCTCTACCGCGCGATCCGGGAGGGCGTACCCATCGTGGACGCTGCCATCTGGAAGCTGGTGCGCCTGTGCGGCGGCGTATCGGTGGTGTGCAGGGAGCAGCGCGCCCAGGCGGAAATGGACCGCTTTTGGGAGAAAGTGGACATCGGCTGGGGGCAGCGGGGCATGCAGGCCTTTCTGGACCGCTATCTGGATGACCTGTTCACCTGCGGCCACGGTCTGGGCGAGATCGTTATGGCCGGTGACGGACGGGACATTGCCGCGGTGCTGTGTGCCGATCCGGAGCAGGTGGATGTGAAGATCGGAGACAGCCCCATGGACTTTCGCCTGTGCCGCAGAAAAATGGGCGGCTCGGAGGAACTGCCCTGGCAGGAGCTGCTGTTGTTTACCCCCTTTCAGCCCACGGGAGATTGCCCCTGCGGCGTGTCCCTGCTGCGCTCCATGCCCTTTTTGACCGGCGTGCTGCTGAAAATTTTTCAGGCCACCGGCCAGAACTGGGAGCGGGCGGGCAACCTGCGCTTTGCAGTGGTATGCAAGCCGGAGGAGGGCGAGGGCGCCTTTGCCCAGGAGCGCTGCAGCCAGATCGCCCAGGAGTGGTCCTCTGCCATGCAGGCCGGTCGGGAGGGTTCGGTGCGCGACTTTGTAGCCGTGGGTGATGTGGACATCAAGGTCATCGGCGCGGACAGTCCCGTGCTGGACAGCCAGATCCCGGTACGTCAGATTTTGGAGCAGCTGGTGGCCCGAACGGGCATTCCTCCCTTTATGCTGGGCCTGTCCTGGTCGTCCACCGAGCGCATGAGCGCCCAGCAGGCCGATCTGCTCACCAGCGAGATCACCGCAATCCGCCGCAGTCTGGAGCCTGTGCTCTGCCGCGTGGCCGAGCTGTGGCTGCGGCTGCACGGGTACGACGACCGGCTGGAACTGAAGTGGGAGGACATCAACCTGCAGGACATCGTGGAAGAGGCACGCGCCGGTCTGTACCAGGCACAGGCCGAGCAGCTGAAGAGAGGAGAATGAGCATGGAGATCGTAAAAGCGGCACAGGGCGGCGGCAGTATGGAGGTCAGCGCCCGGGAACTGGAGGCCATCAACGCCCTGAGCCGAAGGGACCTGAAAGAGGACGAGGTCTATCTGTTCTGCGTGCGCCTTTGTGACAACGAGGTGGACCGGGACGGCGAGCGCTTTGCCCCCGAAACGCTGGAGACTCTGGCCCCCATGTTTGTGGGCAAGAGCGGCATTTTCGACCATCAGTGGTCGGCGAAGGGGCAGTCCGCCCGCATTTACCGCACGGAGCTGGTGCGGGAGGAGAGCAAGCTCACCCGCGCGGGTGACGGCTACTGCTGGCTGAAGGGGTATGTCTATATGCTGCGCAGCGAGCAGACCCAGGGACTGATCGAGGAGATCGACGCAGGCATTAAGAAGGAGGTCAGCGTGGGCTGCAGCGTGGAGCGCAGAGTCTGCTCCGTCTGCGGTGCCGACCGCAATCACCAGACCTGCGGCCATGACGCGGGGGAGTATTACGATGGCAAGCTGTGCTATGTCAGTCTGGAGGGCGCGCTGGACGCCTATGAGTTTTCCTTTGTGGCCGTTCCCGCCCAGCCTGCTGCCGGCGTGGTCAAGGGCATGGATCGGGACTGCGCCGATCTGAAAGCCCTGTGCCGCAGATACCCCGCCTGCGAAAGTCAGCTGAAAAAGCTGGAAGAGGAGGCGGCGCTGGGCCGCGCCTGCCGCAAGTCCATGGAGAACGAGGCGGTAAAACTGGCGCTGCTGTGCGGCCTGGGGCTGGAAGCCGAACAGCTTCGGGAAATGGTGGGCGCCATGTCCGCCGACCATCTGGAAAAGATGAGAGGGAGCTGGGAAAAGCAGGCCCGCAAGAAGTATCCTCTGCACATTCAGCTGGAGTACCACGGTGCGGAGGAGCATGACCGTCAGCGGGACGGGGCCTTTCTGATCTGAGGGCCTCTTTCCACATAAAACAAAGTTTTGAGGAGGAAATGAGCATGAGCAAGATTTCGTTTGAGGACATTGGCGCCGTTGTGGCCACCTGTCAGGTGGAGGAAGGCGTGCAGGGCGGCCAGGTGGTCAAGCTGGCCGGCAGCGCCAAGGTTGCCCCCTGCGCAGAGGGCGAGGCTTTCTGCGGCGTGGCCATGAATCCCCGCTGCGACATCGCCGGCGTTCAGTTCAAGGGCTTTATGACCGTGAATTGCACCGGTGAGCTGGCCTGCGGCTGGGCCACTCTGGCTGCCGACGGTAAGGGCGGCGTAAAGACCGCAGAGAGCGGCGTTTCCGCACTGGTCATCGGCGTCAATGGCGACGGCACCGCCGTCATCTGCCTGTAAAAAGAAAGGGAGCGTGATACACATGGCATATCGTTTTGAAAATCTGAAGCTGGACAAGGGCATGTACCGCCACTCCGGCAGCACCTTCACCCAGGTTCTGGAGTCCATGGACCCCAGCGAGCAGTACAAGGGTACTTCTCTGGAACATCTGGACGCCTTCCAGCGCCAGCTCAAGCGCTTTGACATCAAGGTCAAGGGCGCCAACAGCGACTGCGTGGAGAAGTTCTTCCGCACCGCCGACTCCGCCGTTCTGTTCCCCGAGTACATCTCCCGCTGTGTCCGTCAGGGCATGGAGCAGGGCGACATCCTGCCCCACATCACCGCTGCGGTGACCCGCTTTGACGGCATGGACTACCGCTCCATCACTGCCGAGTCCGGCGACGACAAGCAGCTGCGACTGGTGGACGAGGGCGCTGCCATTCCCAGCACCACCATTAAGGTGCAGAGCAATCTGGTTCAGCTGCACAAGCGCGGCCGCATGCTGGTGGCTTCCTACGAGGCCGTCCGCTACCAGAAGCTGGATCTGTTCTCCGTCACCCTGCGCCAGATCGGCGCCAACATCGCCCGTGCCTATCTGGAGGATGCTGTGGACGTTCTCATCAACGGCGATGGCAACGACAACGCCGCCCAGGTCATGAACGTGGCCAGCGCCGGCACTCTGACCTACGACGACCTGCTGGAGTTCTGGGCCAAGTTCGATCCCTACGAGATGAACACTCTGCTGGTTTCCGGCGACGTGATGCTCAAGCTGCTCAAGCTGCCTGAGTTCCAGAATCCCATGACCGGCCTGAACTTCCAGGGCACCGGCAAGTTGACCACCCCCCTGGGCGCCACTCTGCTGCGCTGCTCCGCCCTGCCCGAGGGTACTATCATTGGTCTGGACAAGGGCTACGCACTGGAAATGGTGGAAGGCTGCGGCGTTACCGTGGAGTACGACAAGCTCATCGACCGTCAGCTGGAGCGCGCTGCCATTACCACCATTGGCGGCTTTGCCAAGGTGTTTGCAGACGCCAGCCACGTTCTGAAGGTCTGATAAACAATGCGCCGCGGCCCGTACAAAGACGGGCCGCGGCAGTATGACACAGGGAGGGTCGAGATGACAGAAGAAATTTTAATCCTGTGTAAGGCCATGGGAGCGACGCAAGAGCAGGAAGATCTGCTGTATCCGCTGATTCAGACGGCCTGCGCCGCGCTGGAAAGCAGACTGAAGCCGGGCGTGACGGCCGCAGACTGCGGGGAAGCATTTCCTCTTGCTGCGGCTATGGTGGCGATGGACGGTCTGGAGCAGGCCATGGGCGGCGGTCAGGTGACATCCTTCACCGCCGGCGAGGTGTCCATCCGCACCGGCGCGGGGGGCGGGTCCACACGCTCTGCTCAGGCCGAGCGGCTGCTGGCCCCCTGGCTGGGTGAGACCGGATTTGCCTTCCGGGGGGTGAAGGGATGATGGACGCGGAGTGGTCTGCCATTCTGGCACGCTACGGGCAGAACGTCATCATCTATGAAGAGGACACCGCCCGGGGAACATCCGTCCGCGCCTTTCTCCAGAACATCAACGGGGCGGGGAAGGAACAATACGTCCCCACGCCCCTTGGGCTGCGCAGCGAAGAGCGGCTGCTCTATCTGGGGCCCAGGGACCGGGCGCTGACCGCGGATGTGAGCATTGTGGAATGGAACGGACAGAAATATGACGTACAGTCCGCACACCCCGTGGGGGCGGAAAGCACCCATCACTGGTGGGCAGTGCTGCGGCCCCGGGAGAAGGAGGGCGCATGAGCAAGGGTTTGGAACAAATCAGACAGCGGATGACCCAATATCTGCTCCAACAGGGGGTGGACGCCCGGCAGGCCCGGCCCGACGGGGTGCAGCAGCGGCTTGAGGAGCCGGTGGCAGTGGTGTCCCTGCGGGCCTGCCGCGCGCAGCCGGGCGGTTTTCTGGACTATCTGGGTGAGCGGTACAACGAAAAAACCGGATTGTGGGAAGAACTGTACGGCCGCAGAGTGGAGGTCACCTTTGGGCTGGACCTCTGGGCGCCCAAGACCGGCGGCGGAGAGCCGCTGCAGGAACTCTTTGAGCAGCTCAGCGGTGTGATGGCTGCGGGTGCGCCCGAGGGAATGAGCCTGCGGGAATTTTCCTGTGGAGAGACGGCATATGACGGGAACGCCCGCCTGCACAGACGGCAGGCACAGGCGGTATATCTCGTCTGCCTGTATGCGGCGGCCCAACCCGGTGAGGAATTCCTGGACTTTGAATTGCGAGGTGGATTGAAAGAATGAATGTAACGGTACATCAGCGTCCCGGTGTTTATTCCGCCTATGACGCATCTTCTGCTGTCCATGGGAGCGGCAGAGGAAAAATGGTTGGCCTTGCCGCGGTCAATGCGGCGGCAGAGGCCGGTGTGGTGACGGTCGTCACCAGTTACGAAAAGGCGGTGTCCCTGTTTGGCACGGAAGGGGACATGGCGCAGCTGATTCGTCTGGCGCTGAAAAACGGCGCCTCTTCCGTGGCTGCGGTGGCAGTGGCTGATGAAACGGGCTATGAAGCTGCGTTCGCGGCGCTGGCCGGGGTGGAAGCGGTCGGCCTTGTTTTCTGCGACAGCGTGGATGTGGAGATCCAGAAGAAGCTGAAGGAGAGCGTGGCCAAGGCCAGCGCTGCCCGCATGGAGCGCATCGCCGTTGTGGCCGGCGCTGCCGGCGAGACGGTGGAGGAGTTGGTTGCCCGCGCAGCCCAGCTCAACAGCGAACGCATGGTGCTGGCAGCCCCCGGCTGTGTGGACGAAGGCGGGAACGCTGTATCCGGCGTGATGGCGGCTGCGGCTGTGGCCGGTGTGCTGGCAGGGGAGAGCGATCCCGCGGTACCTCTGGGCGGTGCGGAACTGCAGGGCCTGTACGGTCTGGCGGAGCAGTACAGCGACGCCGATCTGGACCGTCTGATCCTGGGCGGCGTAACTCCTCTGGAGAGCATGGGCGGCAGCATCAGCGTGGTACGCGGCGTGACCACCCGCACCACCACCGGCGGCGCGGAGGACGCCACCTGGCGAGATCTGACCACCATCCGCGTGGTGGACGATGTGATCCCTACTCTGCGCACCGCCCTGCGCGCCAAGTTCCGCAGAGCTAAAAATACCGAGCGCAGCCGCGGAGCCATCCGCGCTCAGGTGGTGCTGGAGCTGGAAAACAAGCTCAGCCGCGAGATCATCACCGGCTATGAGGACGTTGCGGTCACAGCCGATCCGGAGGAGCCCACCCGCTGTCTGGTGGACTTCGCCTTTACCGTGGCCCACGGTCTGAACCAGATCTGGCTGACCGCCCATATCGCGGTTTAAGGAGGGTAGTACATGAGTATTGCAGGATTTCCCACCAGCAGCGACATCTATCTGGAGGTGGACGGTACCCGCGTAGCCGTGGTGCAGAGCTACACCGCCAAGGCCACCAAGAGCAGCACTGCCATTGAGGCCTTTGGCGAAGCGGAGCCAGTGGCCACCGTTCCCGGCCAGGCCCGCCATGTGGTGGAGCTGACCCGCCTGTATGCCACCGATGACGCCATCCGTGACGGCATCGACTTTTACAAGCTGGACGGCTTCTCTCTGGTTATCTGCAAGCCCGACCGGAAGATCATCTATTCCGACTGCCAGTGGAGCGCCATTCAGGAGACCGGCACGCTGGGCGACATGGTGCTGGAAAAGGTGACTCTGGTGGCCTCCCGCCGGATCGAGACGGGGGTGTAACCATGGAAGGGTCCATTTTGGCCCAGAAAGACCGCATCGATCTGGGCAACGGCCTGCAGCTGCGCCTGCTATCCGCGCTGGAGGTGCTGCAGGCCCGCCGTGAGGCGGCGGAACTGGCCCGGGAGGACAGGGAACGCGCCCTGTGCTCCAATGCCTGCCTGCTGGCCCGGGCGCTGGAGCGCACAGAGGACGGCACCGCCGTATTTGCCGATGGCCGCGCCGTGCTGGCCGGCCTGACCGTGGAAGAAATCGGAACGCTGGCGGCCCGATGGAGCGAATTTCATCGCGAAGTCAATCCCGGTCTGAATGTGTCGGCAGAGGAGCTGGAAAACGTAAAAAAAAACTTCGTTCCGACCCGGGTGAGCGGCTGCGCTGGCGGGTGCTGAAGGAGTTTCACGTCCTGCCCGCCGAGGAGCGCGCCCGGGAGATGAAGGATCGGGACTACCTGTGGTGTCTGGTCCATCAGCTGCTGGACCGGGAAGAGGAACTGGAGCGCCTCTGTCCCGAGTGCAGGACGCGGGCGGCCGAGGAACGCTGCCCCTCCTGCGGGCGGCCTTCTGCAGTCTGTGGGGAGGGCGCGGTCAACCCCGCCTTTGATTTGGAACGGTTTGAACGGATGAAGGAAGGTGGGGCAGTATGATCGACTATCTGGAACTGGCGGCTGCCGGCGGAGCGGATGTCCTGCTGGAGGAGCAGCGCAGGGCAGATGCGGCGTTTGTTGTGGGACAGGCCGCACAACACGCGGGCCAAACGACCGCGGACGAATACGAACTGCTGACCCAACTGAGAACGGTGCAGGAACAGGCTGCCGCGGCGAACAGCAGGAGCGTCCCCAACATGGGGGACGGAAGTATAGTCCGGCGCCGTGCTATGGTGGATGCACAGCCCGGTCAGGCCCTGCTGGAAGGAAGCGCCGCATCTCAGCTGCGGCGTGACGCCCGGCAGGAATGGGATGCGGCGCAGTGGGCCGGGCAGCTCGCGCAGACGCTTCAGCGGGACAGCCGCCGCTTTGACGCAGGGTTTTTCCTGTACTGAACCAAGGAAGGAGAGGGATGCCCGTGATGCTGGCACCTATGCGATATAAAAACTACACCTGGCCCCACAACCCCAGAGTGTATTCCATTGAATATGAGCGGAAGATGGCGGTTCACAAGACCCCCTTCGGCCTGTTCCACCTGCAGGATCTGGGGCGCACCAACCGCATCATGGCGGGAGAGGGCGAATTTGTGGGAGAGGACGCCTATGCCCAGTTCGGTCAGCTGGCCAACGCCTTTTACGACGGCGGCCCCGGACAGCTGATCCACCCCCTGTGGCAGGCGGCAAACGCCTATTTCGTTTCGCTCAAGCTGGAACAGGAGCCCCGCCCCGACTATGTGAAATATTCCTTTGAGTTCTGGGAGGACGACAGCTGGTACACCGGTCTGGCCACCCGGGAGATCAAGATGGCGGGGAGCGACGCACCCGCCGGGCAGAACAGTGCGGCCCAAAGCGCGGCATACCACCGCGTGGTCAAGGGAGATACCCTGTGGGGGATTTCCAAGACTTACGGCCGGACGCTGGAGGAACTGATCGCCCTCAATCCTCAGATCAAAAATCCCAACCTGATCCGGGTGGGAGAGGAGGTCCGGGTGCGATGAGAGGCTATGTAACGGAGGGAAACGGAACACAGTGGATGCTGCCGGTTCCCACGGCCTGGCGGCTGGAGTACACCTCCGGCGTCCCCTGTGACAGCTTCTGGATGCGCTGCCCGTGGGATCTGGACAATCGGGCGGTGCCGGCCAACTGGGCGCGCTTCTATGGGGAGCATGACGGGGAACGGGTCTTTACCGGCGTTGTGGATGAGTGTCAGGTGGTGCAGGACGAAACCGGCTGTGTGCTGGAGTTGTCCGGGCGGGGAATGGCGGCCCTGCTGCTGGACAACGAAGCGCTGGGCCGGGACTACGGGACTGCAACGCTGAACGACATTCTCCGCAGCCATGTGGAGCCATACGGCGTTGAAACGGTGGTAAAGGCCCGGATTCCTCCCGTGCAGCGGTTCTCCGTGACCACCGGAAGCAGCGAGTGGTCGGTGCTGTATGACTTTGTGCGCTACCACGGCGGCCTGACACCCCGCTTTGATACCCGGGGCCGGCTGGTGATCGCCCCATGGGAGGACAGATGCGAAGTGGTCATCGGCGATGCCGCCCGCGTGACAAAACTGGTGTGCCGGGACAAGCGGTACGGTGTGCTGTCCCAGGTGCTTGTGCGGGACCGGTACAGCGGCGAGGTGCAGACGGTGCGCAATGACGCCTTCTGCGCCGCAGGCGGCATGGCCCGGCGCGTCCTGACCATGCCCGGCAAAAGCGACTACAAGACCATGCGCTATACGGGACAGTTTCAACTGGAGCGGTCGGCCGCAGAGCTGGAGCGGCTGGAAGTCACGGTAGCCCAGGCTTTCTGCGTCCGCCCGGGGGATCTGGTGCGCGTGCAGCGAAGCGGCTGGGGGAGAAACGGATTGTTCCGTGCGGCGCAGGTTATCGTGGGAATGGATGCCAAGGGGTATTGGAGCCGGATGGAACTGGCGCCCCCCGACGCGGTGATTTGAGGTGGAACGAATGTGGAATTGGGAGTTGGGACGGCGGCTGCCCGTGCAGGAGGCTCCGGCTGAGCTGGGGGCCGTCACATTAAGCGGCGACCCCGCCGGCGTGCTTCTGGGCGGCGAGCGCCGCTGGGTCCCGGTTTACGGGCCGGGCGGATATTGCTGGCGGCCGGAAGAAGGCCAGAACGTTCTGGTGCTGAAAGCGGGCGGCGAAGGAGAATCCCCCTGCGTTTTGGGCGCGATGCAGAGTGCAGCGGAACTGGAACCCGGTGAGGTGCAGATCAACGGGGGAAACAGCGCCATTCGCCTGGGCAGCGGCGGCCTGGAACTGAAGGGTACGGTCATGGTGAACGGACAGGAGCTGGAGCAGTATATCCGGAGCATCGCCGGCGAAATGTTCAGCGGAGGCGAGACATAACATGGAACTGAAAATTTTGAATGGGGACTATGTGCCCGACGGAGCCGGTGGTATGTGTCGGCTGGGCGGCGCGGAAGAGGTGCTGGCCCGCGTGCTCTACCGCCTGACCGCCAGACGGGGGAGTTTCCCCTTCCTGCCGGAGCTGGGAAGCCAGCTGCACCGGGTTCTGCGGGAACGTCCCACCGCAAGACAGGCGCTGGCTGCGCAGTATGTGGCCCAGGCGCTTGAAGAAGAAAACGATGTGAAGGTGACCGCTGTGGAGTGGCTGGAGCAGGGATCCGGCGGTCATGTTGCGGTACATCTGGAATGGCAGGGAGAACCCCTGTCGTTAACTGTGGAGTTACAGGGGGCGGGAACATGAAAACGGTGGAAGAGATTTATCAGGAGATGCTCGCCTGCTTTGAGCAGCGCAGCGGAATGACACCCGGGCAGGGCTGTGACCTGTCCGTGCGGCTCTACGCTCTGGCCGCGCAGATCTATGCGTTGTATGTGCAGGCGGACTGGGTGCGCCGGCAGGCATTTCCCCAGACTGCGGAGGGAGAGTATCTGGATCGGTTTGCCCACATGCGCAGTCTGGAGCGTAAAGAGGGCGAAGCGGCGGTGGGTGTTGTCCGCTTTGCGGCCAACGGCGTGTCCCAGCAGGAACGCACGATTCCCGCCGGTACGGTCTGCATGACGGCGGGCCTGATCCGCTTTGAAACGCAGGAGACAGGGGTTCTGCCTGCGGGAGAACAGTATGTGGACGTTCCCGTGCGTGCCCTGACCGTGGGTGCGGCGGGTAATGTGGGCGCCGGAACGATCACCGGCATGGCGGTGGCCCCGGTGGGGATCGCGTCCTGTATCAACCCCCAGCCCTGCACAGGGGGCTGCGATGAGGAGGACGACGCGTCCCTGCGGGAGCGTGTCATGGCCACCTTCCGCCGCCTGCCCAACGGCGCCAACGCCGCCTATTATCATCAGGAGGCCCTGTCCTTTGATGATGTAGCCGCGGCCATTGTACGCCCCCGAGCCAGAGGGGTGGGCACCGTGGATGTGATCGTATCCGCAAAAGACGGCGTGCCCGACCAGAAACTGCTGGACGCGCTGAGCGAACACTTTGCCCAGCGCCGGGAGATTGCCGTGGATCTTCAGGTGCTGGCACCTGAAACGGTGATGGTGGATCTGGCGGTGCAGATCGCGGTGCGGGATGGTGCAGAGTTTGAGGCGGTAAAAGAAGCCGTGGAGCAGAAACTGCGGGAGCAGTTCGGCGGACATCTGCTGGGACAGGCCGTTTTGAAAGCCTGGCTGGGCAATCTGGTTTATGATTGCGACGGCGTGGAAAACTATACCATCAGCAGCCCTGCGGCGGACATTGCGGCGGCAGAAGGCGTGCTGCCTGTTTTGGGCACGCTGACTGTGGAGGAAATGGCATGAGCTATGAGCGCTATCTGAACGAATTGCTGCGGCCGCTGGGCGTGTATGACCTGTCTGCGCCCTTCAATGGCAGCGAGCTGAAAAGCGCGGGAGAGGCTTTGGACGCGGCGCAGGGATGGCTGGACGAAATCGACCGGGAAAGCAATCTGCTGACCGCGGAAAGCTGGGGCCTGGAGCAGATGGTGCAGCTGTTTCAGAGCCGCCCTGTGGCGGATAATGCCGCCGCACTGGGAAAAGCGCTGGCCGCACTCATGCGCATTGGCGGCGACAGCTTCACCCTGCAGGCCATCAACGACACGCTGGCCGGCTGCGGTGTGCCTGCCCGGGCGGAGGAGTCCGGCGTGGGCATGGTGACCGTTTCCTTCCCCGGGATCGGCGGAATGCCGGCCGGGTTTGAGGAGCTGAAAAAGCGCATCGAGGACATCCTGCCCGCCCATGTGGGCATCGATTACTACTTCCGGTATCTGGTCTGGAGAGAACTGGAGGAGCTGTTTTCCTGCTGGGAGGACATCGAATCCCGGGCGCTCACCTGGGAACAGCTGGAAGTGTACATGGCAAATATGGAAAGCTGAAAAAACAGCCGCCGTTTGATACACGGCGGCTGTTTTCGTATA